AACTCTAAGACATATATCTCTTTCCATATGTTCTCTTAGTCCTTTCTCCCCTACATACCAATAAGGACAACGAGGACACTCTTTACAACCTACTCGTCCTACTTTCTCAAAAGCAGTAAGTGGTTTAACTTTCTCTACTGGATTAAGTTTCTTGTCTAATCTTTTTAAAACCTTCTTGACGGACGGACGGACTAATACTTCTTCAATATCAAGTATCATTTGTATAGCAGGTGGAAAGTCTGTTTCATTAGGTTTAAAGAAGTCTTCAATACTATCTCCTTCCATAGCGTCGGTTAAGGCTTTACTGATTTTCATAAACGCTTGAACTATACTCTCCTCAGCATCATCGGTTTCAACTTCCATAAGGTTCTCATTATATAATTCATCTTGATTAGGTAATTCTGTTTCTTGTATTTCTAATAATAAATTTTGTAATTCGCCCATAGTATTATCGGCGGTAGCAATTAAGTTGTTGATTAAGTCAGTATTCATTTTGGATTATTTACATTTCAACTAAAAATAATATTTCATTTCAATTTTCTTTTTAAATCTAAATATCTAAAAAAGGGCAAATTTAATATTGTATAATTAACTATAAAGTTGAAAAAAAAAGGAAGGCTTATGCCTATTACAAATCCTTAGTGGAAACCTTTTTATTTTTTATTTATTTTTTTATAAACTATTTAATTAAATGCTAAGGCTCTCATATTACATAATAATTCATCTATTCTACTTTTTTGTTTATTTAGGTGAAGTCTTGTTTCCATTTCGTCGTTCCATATTCCATAAACGCCATATGATAAGTAAATCTGCTCGTAGTCTTGACGCACTCTATCGCAATATCCGCTCCAGTCTCCTTCGCCCTCATCAACGATATTCCATAATAAAGTTTTAAAGACCCCCTCATCTTCGGAGGCGGTTGTCATTTCAGTAAAACTTCCATATGTAAAATCCTCCTCATCAACGACAACCGCTTCCATCTCTGTCTCTTTAGCCTGTCTCATTAATTCGGTCAGGGGGTGAGCCTGTCTAAAAGTCAAAATCTTATTTAAGATTTCGTTTGGGATTTTGTTAATTAATGACATTTTGATAATAATCGCTTTTTTAAAGTCTGTCTGTTTGATAATAATTATCTTTCCTGTAAAATAAAAAATTCATTTCAATTTTCTTTTTAATTCTACAAATGTAAAAAAGGGCAAATTTGATATTTACTAATTAAAAAGAAAATTGAAATGATTTATAATTATAAATCTAAATTTATATTACAACAATAGACTATGTCAAAAATGATTAATTACGGAGGACAACAAAGAACTATTCAATCAACCTGCGGTTTTACTATTAAAGGACACCCTCAGGAAGTTAATAAAAAAATTATAAGACATAGGAAATATTGTAACATTTGTAGGATTGCTATTGAAAATTCATTAACAGAAGATAATGTAACTCCACCAGCCTTTAATAAAGTATCAGGAATGAGGAATGGTTGGAACGGAATGCTTGGAGATAGAAAGACTGCCCAAATGATTACTACTGCTATTATAGATGGAAAAAGCACCGATATAGTTTTAGACGCTAACTGCGTAGAACAGGCTATGGACGAGATAGCACTAATACAAAAATATATAGAAAATTCTACTGAACCAATTTTAGACTTTACAGAGTTAGGAGCAAAGAAGGCAAAGGTAAAGAAAGGAAAGAAATAAATCGCTAAACCCAAAGGATAAGGTAAGTACTTAATTATATATATTTTTTTTTATAGATTAGATATTATAAAAAAGGGCATTTTTCGTTTATTTAGGAATAATTAAAATATAAAGTATTTATATATGACTATTGAAAAAGTAGAACCTACAGAAACTGACAAGGGACTTACGGCAAGAGCAGAAGAAGAGAAAAAAACTTTTAAGGATAAAGTTATAGAGCAAAGAGCAGTTTGGATTGAAGATACTACTAATGACTACGCTTTATTTTTATATATGGCTTCAATCTTAAACTATATAGAGTGGCATAACAAAGGTTGTCTTACGGAACTTGGTATAGCATCATTAAAGATAGATATATCCTCCTATATACATTCTATTAAGACTGGAGAGCCTAAACTTACTCAGAAAAATTTAGTTAGGTTATTACTTAACATAATGAACTCATATGCTGTATCTTATCTATTTCAGGGTATGATTGAGTTTAGTAGGGAGAATAAAATCTTTTTTGAGATGAATGAATTTCCTACTGCTGTAATTGAAGATAAAGACTTTGATATAATCAGTTCTAAATTAGATGAAATTATACCAAAACTTAAAGAGTTTGTTGAGGGTTGGTCTAAAGCATTAGAAGGAAAATACATTAAGATATTTAATGAGGAGCGTAGGAAAGGATTTATAAAACCGCTATTTCAAGAGGAACATATTAAGATAGGAAGATTACCAAGTAGTTTAGCAGAGGCGAGGGAATGTAAATAGAAACTATATTATATAATAAATTATAATATCGTTTATTTAGAGACTGATATATTTCTTTCCAGCATTAGCCCCTAATTCGCTATCGTTATAACTTTCGGCTACTAAATCTTGGGTATGAAAAGTCTTATTGATACCTGAACCAGTTTTGTATCCTGCTTTACACTTAGGGTCTTTTAGAGCATCGCTATAAGATATACCATTTTTAGAAGCATATTGTTTAACATATGTAATCCATTTATTCGGCATTTTATTATTACTTAATATTTTATTTTCTAAACCATTACCAGTTTTTTCATCTTCATCATCTTCTTCTATTATTAATGGTTTTTTTTTCTTAGGGACAATTTCTCTATTATCTGAGCCTATAAGAACCAATTTCTTTGTTTTATTTGTTTTAGGTCTTCCTACAGGTTTCTTTTCTTCTACTGCCTTTGCTACTTTCTTTTCAATATTAGCAACCCTTTCAGCAACAACCGAACCCTTTTTCTTAGAAGGAGCGTCAATAGCCCCTCTACGCCTAATAGGAACAATATCCTTACTAATCTTGGTAGATGTTTTAGACTTGAAAGATTTATCACTTGGTTCGCTACTTGGTTGGCTATCATCGTCTCTATTACTACTTCTTAAAGCAGCAAATAAATCAATCTCTTCAAGACCTCTATCATAATATCTATTCTTTTTACTACCCCTTTCAAAGTCAGTTGGAGTAGGTCTTATACGACCCATCTTTTCCTTAGGTTCTTTTTTCTTCTTAGGTTGTTTTTCATTTTCCTTAAATCTTAATCCTTGTTTTCGGCAATTTTCGTATAAGTAACAAGGGAGACCTCTCTGTTTAATTTCGTACTTATCCTTATCTATATCATCAGGGGTTAGTTTTTTCTTTTCGGCGGTCTTTATATTTTCATAGTATTTTTTAATCTTATCTCTATCATCAGGACTAAATTCTTCTAATAGCGGTTTTTCTTCATCAGGTATTTCATCTACATTAACAATAGGTCTATCTACGGCTTTTTGGGTTATATCAAGAGATGTCTGTAACTTTCTTGAACTTATATTTCTTGACTTAGTAATAGGTATAACCAAGCGATACCTATATGGAGGAGGCTTACCTTTCATATCAGGTAGTCGTTTAAACATATAAGTAGGTAGGTTTAATTTAATACTTCTAAATTCAGGTATAGATACAACCCCCATAGTTTCAAAAAGGTCTGTTCCAATACTACCCCCTAATTTTAAACCTTCTCTTACCCCAACAATCCATAATAGGTCATTATCTTTAATATAAGGAATGGTTTTGGCTTCGTAATAAGGGTCAAGTTCAATACCTTTAAAATTCGTTATAGTTGCTGGTTGATGATATGGTATAGATAATCTTTGTAATTTAGCGTATTTTTTCCAATCAGGAACATACTTATTTAATTTTCTTAAAGGATTTGCTCCTACAACAACTCCGAGTATTTTTATATCAGGTCTATATTCTTTTACTCCCTTTACAATACCTATTATTGAGGAAGCACTACCTACTGGAACAACAATCCTTTTAACTTCTTTAGGTATATTTCTAACTTGATTAGCCGTAAGTGGTTGGACTTCTTCGGTATCCATTCCAAAAGGAATAAGTAAAGAGTTATTTTTTTCGCTATATTTTTTGGCGTTAGAACTTATAACATTTTCATAGCCATACATTACTTGTTTAATATCAGCCCCTTTAGATTTGGCTATTTTAACTTCATTACCTAATTCACCTGTTGAAGTAAAGGCTGTAACAGGAATACCAAGTTTTTTACCAATACTACTTACAATATTAATCTGAGGGGAGTTTCTATTACCAGCCGTAGTTATACTTTTTGGTTTTTGTCCGTTAGTTATTAAATATAGGGCTGCTCTTGCTTTACCTCCTTTTTGTCCTGCGTATTCAAACATATCATCTCTCTTAATCCAATTATTTCCTTTTTTTTCAACAGGGGTAAGTTTGTATATTAAATCCTCCATACTTGAATTTGCCCTTATCAAACCTCCTTCTTTTTCTTTTTTAACCCATACATAGATATATTCTTTATATTCCGCTTGTTTTAACTTCTCAGACATAGCCCTTTTGGTATTCATAGGAATAAATATATCTGCTTTTCCTAACAAATCAACCAAAACATTATCATATACGGCAATAGGAACATTTAAAATATAGTGACCACCATTTTTAAGATACTTCCAAGTTTCAGTAAATATAGGTCTATAAAATTTTTCATTCCATTCTTCTTCGGTCATTTTATTTGTTCCTCTATATATTTCTTTATTATAGTAAGGAGGGGAGGTAAAAACCATATCATAATCTAACTTTGAGTAATCAACCTTTAAAGCATCTTGAAAAATAAGTTTAATATCAGTACTGGTTCCAAGTTCTTTTAAGGTTTTTTCCATTTCTCTATAAGGTTTTTCTAAATTACTATTAAGGTCAATACCAATATACTTAGGTATATCTAAAGCAGCAGCACCAACTAATCTACCACCCCAACCCATAGTAAAATCTAAAATAGAGGTAGGTTTAAATCTATGGTAAATATTCATAGCAATAACTGGTTTAAAAATACCAACAGAACCGAAATACAATTTAAAAACTTGGTATAGATTTTTAACGGCATTAGTATCTCCTTTTTTCTTAAAATATTTAAGTAAATTCTTAACATAGTTTTTCTTCATATATTCACTTTTGTTTTCCCAAAACTCCCAAAAAGATATACCTTTATTACCTTCTGTTTCTAATCTTTCATTAAAAGTAAAGTAATCTACAAATGTATTACCTTTTGTTGAAGTAGGAGGAGGTATTGTTTTTTCATCGGCAAGGTCTAAATAACTTTCCTTTGCTTCTTCTTTACTAATAGGTCTTATTACATCGGCAAGTTTTATTTTTTCACTCTTACTTATAGCACCCCCTTCTTTAACCGAAGGTAGCGTTGCTTTAATTCCTTCCAATAAGGCTACTTGTTTTTTAGCATTCTCTAATGTAGTAGAGTATGAATGGACTGATTTTGTATCCTTATTATAAACTCTATATAAATCCTGATTAGGTAGTTTTCTTATATTATAGGGCATATATATTATACTTTTATAAAATATATATAATTCTACCATAACAAATTTCTCGCTAAATTATTAGGACTATAAGGATTATCTTTCCAATTACCTTTAATATTACCGCTACGAGTAAGATAGTTATTTCTTCTAATGTCGTCTTGATGTTTAGTATAGTCTTGGTATTTTATATCTCCAAAATGAACCCATACTTTATTATTAGGGTCATATATCATATACTTTTTTTTACTATCGGTAGAAAATCCTATATTAGTATCCTCTCCAAATAATTCTCTTGCTTTTTCTAATACCATTATAGGATTAGATACTTTCTCTACTTTTTCAGCCTTACTCATACTATATATTATAGTATTTTATTTTTCTTCTCCTTCTTCCTTATCTTTACTATTAGTCCTAAACTCTTCTTCTCGTACTTCTGCGTCAATATCTCTTATAATTTTAATACGACCTCCGCAAACAGAACATTCTCTACACTTGCTCTTAAAACAAAGAGACGCTAACTTAATAACCATAGCACTTGTAGTCGCTACGAACGCCACCCAAAACACCTCTGATAACATAATATGTAATAATATAATAATCCTACCAAAGTTCCGTAAAGACAACATAATTAGGATTATTACTATTATTCCCAGTTATATATTTTCCTTGATTAGAAAACTTAGGTCTTCCGTTAAAAGTAAAACTTGGAGAAGGGCTTCCAGTAATATCAGTCCAAGACACTCCAAAATTAGAACTAAAATAATACCCTGAATTATACCAAGCAATTTGAAATCTTCCATCATCAGTCATACAAGTATTCTGCCAAACTTGGTTTGCTCCCATAGACACCCAAGTTACGCCAAAATCATTAGAAGAATAACCTCTATCAGGATTACCGCTATCGTTTGCTAATGCTATAATATATTGTCCGTTCGCACTCATACAACATCTATACCAAGAAAATCCACCAATTCCAATAGCAGTAAAAGTAACGCCATAATCTCTTGATATATAACCATCGCTATACTGACCCATAAGAAACTGATATTGTCCTGTTGCTGACATACAACAATCAAAATAAACACCTATTGGAGCAACTCTTAAATAATCAAGACCATAGTTACCTGATAACCTACATCTATCAGCACCTGAAAGTTCCGTTATAAGAGCGTATTTTCCGTCAGCAGACATACAAGCAGAACTCCAAAAAGCAACAGGAGCATTAGTTATAGTAAAGGTATTATTATTCCAACGATAAACTGGCGACTGATTAACACCCCCACCATCACCTAAAAGAAGTCCCCAATTTCCATCAGCAGAAAAGGTTAGAACATCAGGAGCAAAGGCTAATGAAGTAAAACTAATCTGCGGAGCACTTGAACCTGAACCAACAGGTAGGAATAGCCAAACATCAGCCCCATTAGAAGTTGTTAGACCGCAAACCGAGTTGTTAGCACTACCAGCAAAGCAACTTCCAGTATAACTACCACCGAATATACTACTTACGCCTATGCTTTGAATATTATCATAGTTATAATTTTTATCTTGTAAAATTAAACCTTCTTGAAAACCAGTTTTAACACTACTAATAGCCCCTTGAACCCAAGCAGTAGTAGGCATTTTATTAGAACTATCTGTAAAAGCAGGTATAGTTTGAGAACTTAAAGGGGGCAGTAAAGAAACAAAAGTAAATTGTTGATTACCTGTATTAATTGCTGTTGCTGACATATTAAAAACCTGAGTTGAAACACTCCCACTACTATTACAATTAATATTAAAAGCAGAATTTGCCTTATTATAACCAGCATCTAAGGTTAATGTAAGGTTATTTTGTTTCAATCTTGAATTAGCACTATTAGCAGTATCTACTTGTCTTGTTTCGCTATTTGAAGTTAAAATCCCATTAACATTTGTAGCAAGTAAATTTTCTGTCCCTTGAGCGTTAGGAAATTTTAAGTATCTTAAATCTCCTACTCCAATAGTAAGACCATCATCAGCGGATATCCAGTATAAGTTATTAAAACGATTTACATTAGGACTTGGTGGCGGATTTACACTCATCTTATATATTCTAAATATATAAAAAGTATAGCAAAATACCCTTATTATATTTAGTATGTTTTGCTATATTTTTTTAAAAAGTATATATATATAATGTCTAATAAGAAAGCAGAAATAGTTGATTGGTATAAGAAAATCCCTAAGAAATTTCTTCTAAAATCCCATAACCCCCACTTTGACACCCATCATATTAAACTACCTTTTCGTATGATTATAGCAGGAAATTCTGGCTCAGGAAAAACCCAAACATTACTTAACTTGCTATACAATATGCCTGATACTTTTGAGAAGATATTTATTGTAACGAAAAATAAAGATGAACCGCTATATAACTACTTGGAGGACAAGTTAGGTAAGGAAGGATTAACAATTAAGGAAGGTATTAGTGAATTACCTGATGTTGATAGTTTAGATAAGGAGCAGAATAACCTTATAGTATTAGATGACTTGGTTAATGAACCAGCCAAACAACAAAGACCTATTGCCGACTTCTTCATTAGGGCTCGTAAGAAAAACGCCAGTATCATATATATATCGCAGTCCTTTTACGCTGTTCCTAAGTTAATTAGAGATAACATATCGTACTTAATTATTAAACAAGTGTCCAGTATGAAGAACTTAACGATGATATGTAGGGAGTGTTCTTTAGGTATTGAGAAAAAGGAATTAAAAAAGATATATGATGATGCTACGCAGTCCAAACAAGATTTTCTACTTATAGATTTAGAGGGAGATAAGGATAGTAGATTTAGAAAGAACTTTGATGAGATATATGTTTTAGATGATGAAAAAATATAAAATTTAGAGTATTTTATAAAAATAATTTTGTTTTTATATAATATAAATGGCGAACTATACGATGCCTCCAAGGTTGAAACCAAGCGATTACGCTAAGGGAAAGATTACGCAAGACGAAACAATAGCATTACAAATTGCTAACGATAAGAATATTGCTGACGCAAGAAAAGCCGTTAAGATGGGAGAACCAGCAAAACTATTAGAGAGCCAAGAAAAAACGCCTACGCAACTTTTAATAGATGACGCTCAACAAGAAGCCGACCTACGAAAGAATTTGGAGAGATTAGGACTAAGACCTCAGGAAGCGATAGCAGTTATATCTGATATTAGAAATGATAACGAAGACTTAATTATGGAGATAAATTTAAATTTTCCAGCATTAGAGGCTGATATTAAAAAAAGATTTAACCCTAAGCTTATTACCCCTACCTTTTTAGTAGAATATTTTAAGAAGTATAGCGACGAACTCGCTGGTGCTTTTGGTATCAAAGTCTTTACACCTGGTAACGCAAGACTGAATGGTAATATTAATAATATAGACGAGTTACGAGCTATTATTCCTGACCCAGCCGTTATTGAATATATTAGAAGGGCAGCTCAAGAGGGTAGAATAGTAGGGCAAGAGATGTTAAGGGATTTAGATAGGTTACGAGATTTACTACCTACCGCAAGGGATTTACAAGCGATACAAAACTTAGACCCTGTTAGACAGCAACGCATTATGGACGAACTATTAGTCCAATTTGCCGATATGCCTGACCAAGCCCAAATTAGACAATTAGCCGCTATGATTAATGATGATAGGTTAGATAGACAAGCATTTTATAATGCCGTTAGAGGTTTGGTAGATGCTATACCAAGAGGTAGGCAAGAAAATATAGTTAATGCTGAACTAAACTTAGCAGGAGTACGAGATATTGTAAGGGAAGAGTTAGCGAGATTACCGAAACAACCTTCAGGTAGAGCAGGACGAGATGATAGTTCTATGGCTCAGGAAAGTAAGGCAGGTGTAGATGAATTATTTGGTAGCGACGAATTAGAAGCAGAGTTACGAGCGGAACAACGACAAGCAGCAAGATTAGAAGCAGATAGACAAAGAGCAACAGACTTTTTAGAGGCTGAAAGAGGTTTTGCTATGGCTTTAAGAATGGGTCAAATTAAGACAAGACAAATGAAAGATGGAACAAATATATATTACGATGTAGAAACAGGAACGCAAGTTAGAAGCCCCAACTTTGGAGCAGAGAGTAAAGGGGTTCAAAATGCTATATTAGAGATGAGACCAAGAGGAGCTATTGATTTAGCAGAGTTAAGCGATATTACAGGAACAACAGCAGAAAGTAAAGAAACCTTAGCATCTTCCATATCATTAGACAACGCAACATTAACCGAAATAAAAGCAACCTTAAAAGCCCACCCTGATATAGCCGCTCAACTTAGAGACTTACGAAATGGTAATCCAGTTAATTATAACGACTTAGTAAAAACAGAGGGAGCAGAGAAAAAACAAAAGATATGGTGGGAAAATACCAATCTTAGAGACTTATTTAGGGCAAAATTTGGTAGAGGTATTACCAAAGGGGCAGGAGTTATGAATAATTATAGATACTTAGGTAACGGAGTTAATCCTCAACCAAGACCAAGAGTAATACTTGGTAGAGGTATTGCTGTTAAAGAAACTCCAAGTTATAAACAATTTGGTAAATATGCTATCCATATACCTCAGTTAGAACAACAGGATATGTTAAATGTTAAGTATAAAAGTTTAGGACAAATACCAAAATTTAAACCGATGGCTGTAAGCGATATATTTAGAGACTTTATGTTGGACTTATTAGAAACTGGTAAGCCTAATGTAAGGGTTTATCATCAAGTCTCTCCTCAAGAACGAAAAGTATTTGAGGAAATGTCAATTGGGGCTGGTGTATGGAATGGTTTAGGACTTAAACGAACAACTATTTCTACTGATGAAGAAGAAAATAAACGATTTGAGTTACTAAAAGGAGAGTATTTAGCAGGAAATAACAATCCAAAAGTCATTAGCGAATTGAGACGCTTAGTTGTTAAGATGATGGGGGACGGAAGAATTAGAAAATCTCAAGGTTTAGAACTATTAATGGAACTATCTGTTTAAGGAAGTTTGCTATACTTTTTTTATAGAAGTATATATAAATGAGAACCCTTATACTCAATAGCACTAATATCGTTCCAGGAACAAATAACTCTATTTTGTCGTATGAGTTTGCTGGTGGTAACATTAACTTAAAAAAAGGACAAAAGGTAGCATTAGCGTCTTTACAAATGTATTACTCTACCTTCAATATAACTGCTGCTAACCGAAATAATACCTATACCTATAAATGGGTTAATGGAACAAACTATACAGTAACTATGCCTGATGGTTTCTACGATGTTCCAGCCTTAAATAACTATCTACATTTTGTTATGGTTCAAAACGGACACTACTTAGTAACAGCAACAGGTGCTTTTGTTTATCTTATGGAATTCAATATTAATCCAACGCTTTACGCAGTTGAGGTTAATTGTTATACCATTAGTGTTGCTATTGCCGCTGCTAATGTATGGGTCTTACCTCCTGCTCCTACTTGGGTTTTACCTAACAATATTATAGTTCCTGAATTAATTATACCTGCTTCTCCTCAGCAATTCGGTTTAGTAATAGGGTTCGCCGCTGGAACTTATCCTAATGCTACTATTGTAGGCGTTCCTCCAGCCCAAGTACAGGCACCAGCCTATACAGTAACCCAAACTTTCGTATCAACATTTACTCCTCAAGTTACTCCATTAAGCAGTTTTATTTTAACTTGCTCTCTAATTAATAACAACTATGCTGTTCCTAATAACTTGATATATTCCTTTGCTCCTCAAGGAACAATTGGAGAACAATTTACTATAGCCCCTAATCAGTATGTTTTTATAGATGTATTACCTGCCCAGTATAATAGGTTTAATATTCAGTTCATAGACCAAAACTTTAGACCTGTAGCAATCCAAGACCCAAATATGATTATTCAGTTGGTTATCTCAGACCCTAACGAAGATTTAGGACTTTAAATATACCTTTAAGAAAGGTATAGCCAAATTTAATTATTTGTTTGCTTCATACTTTTTTAAAGTATGAGTATATATATAGAATGCTTATCCATCATTTAAGGAAATCTACAAGTGGAGCAGGTGGAGGAAATAGTTGCCGTCCTTGTTGCGGAGGTAAGATTGTAGCGAAACCCCATAGTAGAAAATTACAAGGTAACGGACTTAAACAATTAGCATATGATACAGATTTAGGAGTAATTAAACCTACGAGGATTTTACAAAACATTAAGGTTAAGAAATCTTCTATTCCAAAGAAATATATTACTTTTGAATAATTTAGGGGAATTAAAAAGCGTTAATTATAAATATTTTTATCTTAATAATATTTATAATGGATAGCATAGTCTTTGAAGAAAGTGTCAATAGCGAAATCTCCTCCTCCGAGTTTGTTGATAAGCAGTGGCTATATGTTAATGACAATAACAACGGCTCTTATAGTTCTCAAGTCGTACTTGATACAACTCCCTTAGCGAATTCAGGCTCTTATATTAACTGGTCTGAGGCATTTATTTTGATGCCCCTTGTTCTCCAACTTCAAGCCCCAGTAGCCAATTTAGCACTTGTTACGGCTGCTGACTTTATCGTCTCCCTTAAAAGCGGTTACTGGAACTTGTTACACTCTCTTACCTGCGAATTTAATAATGGAAATATTATCCAACAAGTTCCTTTTATGAATGTTTTTTGTTCCTTTAAGAACATTACCTCTTGGTCTAAGGACGACCTTACTAACTGGGGTGCTGTATGCGGTTTTGCTCCTGATAGTGCTCGTTCTTGGGCTTACCTTGCCGTTGCTCCTGTAGCCGCTGGTAACGTTACCCTATCCGCTGCTGGAACAGGTCTTACTAACAATCGTAACGCTCCTTTTGTTACCATTACTGGTCTCCCAGTTGCTGGTCCGTTATTGTTTTACAATCTTGTTACAAGAGCAACTACTTCCTCTACTGATGTCCGTCAAACTGCTAACGATGGTATGTATGAGCGTCAAACATATATTAACTATAATGATGAACTTACGGCTGCTAATATTTTCTCCTCTAATAAAGGTCTCTTAATGAATAACGCTAACTGCTCTGCTGTCTTCCGTTCCTTTACTAATGAACTTGCTGGTGCTGTTTTTGGAGAACGCTCCTTTACTATTGATGCCGTTATTCGTCTCAAAGATATTGCTGACTTTTTCCAAAAGTGCCCTATGTTGAAAGGTTCTACTATGCGTATCTACTTGAATACTAATCAGTGCCAGTTCGCTATCTCTCAAACCTCAGGACAAACTGACGCTGCTGGTGCGGTTCAATTACAACCTCTTCTTAACTTGGCTACTGCTCCTGTTATTCTTGGAGGTGGAGGAACTTGTCCTGTTTTATACGCTTCTAACGGCTTGGGTCAAGGTGCGTCTTCTCTTACTCCTACATCGGTTGCCGCTCCTGTTACTATTGCGGTTACAGTCGCTCTTTCTATTGTTAGAACTCAGTTTAGTATAATGAATACTACTTATGCTTGTCCCTTTACATCAGTACGATTATACGCTCCTGCCTACACCCTCAGCCCTATTGCGGAACAAAGATACCTTTCTCTATCATACCAAAAGCGAGTGGTGTATAACGATATCTTCCAATTCTCGTTCCCTAATCAACCTACTAACTCTCCCTTTAATATTTTGGTCAGTAATGGTATCCCTAATATTCGCTCCGTTTTGGTTATTCCTTTGTTACCAAGAGGTTCTAACGGAACGGCAGGTGCTGGTTTTACTACAAGTGCTTCTATTCTATCTCCCTTCGCTTCTACACCTGCTACCCCTGACCCAATTACTATACAAAATTTCCAAATTCAAGTTTCAGGAAAAAATTTATTTATTAATCAACTCCAGTATGATTTTGAAAGTTTCGTAGAACAACTTGTTTGCTCTAACCAGTTGAACGGCTCTTTGACAACTTCTCTTTCTTCAGGATTAATTTCTAAACTTGACTTCCAATACTTATACCGATACTACTACGGAAACTGCTCTCGTTCCCTACCAAGCGAAGAGGGGGTCTCTAAGGCAGTCCAAATTCAAGGAACACTCCTTACTCCTTTGGCTACAGGTGTTGATATTATGGTCTTCGTTGAGTTTGAGCGAGAGATTACTATTGATATTAGAACTGGGGCAAGAATTGCTTAAATAAAAAAAACGAAAAATTTTATAAATTATTTTTTTTGGTTCAACCTTTACTAAAGGTTAGAAATATAGGGTTTTAGAGAATATTTAGGCGTTAATTATAAATATTTTTATCTTAATAATATTTATAATGGAATACGAAATTAGTTGCTCTCCAGCCCAAATGCGAAAACTTAAATGCGGAGGTGCTGTTACTTTAAAAAACAGCAATTTTGTTGAAGGTGCTCCCCATCGTATGGTAGTAATGCCTAATACCCATAGACGAATACAAACGGCTATGAGAAAAAATAAGGGTGTAAGAATTGCCTTAAAACCTGAGGAAGATGTAGTTGCTATGACCGAAGGAGGTAAGGTATCATTAAAGAAAATTGGAAAAACATTAGGAAAAACGGCAAGAGATGTTGGAAAAGTTTATGCTGATACAGGTAAAGTTATTAAGAGAGGCTTTGATAAAACTATTGTTGATAGTGGAGTAGGAAAACAAATAGCAAGAGAATTAATTGATGTTGGAACTAAATATGTTTTACCTGAAGGTTTAAGTGCTTTATCTATGTTAGCAGGTGACCCTACTGGTATGTCAGGACAAATTATAGGCGATATGGCTGGTGAAAGACTTGATGCCTACGCAGCCAAAAAAGGTTATGGAGTTTTTAAGACCATTAAGAAAGTTACTGGTATTAATAAAAAGGCGATAGTTAAAGCCGCCAAAGATGTAGGTAAAACGGCAGTACGAGTTGGTGCTAAGGCGGCAGGAGAAGCATTAACTGAATATACAGGTAATCCTGCTTTAGGTAATGCTCTTGAACGAGTTGCTGTTAGTTCAGCAGATAGAGCAATTGATAGCAAGAGCGGTAAGGATATCCTAAGGAACGCTGGTAGAGGTGCTACAAGTCAAGCCAAGATGATTGCCGTTGAAGGTATTGATGACTATATTGATAATAACCTAACAGGAGTTGAACGAGAAGTAGCCCAAAAGGCTCTCGCAGGTAAGTATCCATCGGCAGCCGATTTGGTATATGACTATGGTAACTCTAAGATTGAAGAAATGTCTATGTCAGGCTCAGGGCTTCCTCGTAGAACAAGAGGTGGATTAAGAATGGTGGGTAGAGGTGCTTCCTTAACTCCTGCTTATGATGTTGCTATGAGGTCTATACGAAGTGTTAATGGTGGTGCTATTTCTTCAGGATTTAAAGTAGCAGACGATAGGGAAGTGTCATCTGCTCCATCATCGCTTACTCAACTTGGTAGTCCATTTCAAAGATATTCAAGTCCTGCTATGTCTCCCTTTATTGCTGGTAGCCCTCAGTTGGTAGGACAGGGTATGGGATATGGCGGTAATAGTATGAAACCAAGAATGGGAGGTTCATTTTTACCTGCTGGATACAGAGGAGGTTCATTTGTTCCTGCTGGTTAAAATAAATAAAGTTATATAGAGAAAAATAAAATATTTAGGGATACTATAGAATGACTAACTGGACTGACTTTATTAAAGAATGGGCGAGTAAGAACAATTTATCTTATGGGTGTGCTATGAGTGACCCTGCTTTAAGAGTAGCATATTACAAAAAATATCCTAAGAAAGAAGGTAAAAGGTCTCTTCAAAAAGATTTAGGTAAAAAGTTATCAAAGGCAAGTTTTGTTGATGCTGATGGAAACGAAGTTAATTTTTAAAAATAATATATTATCTTATTTTAGATGTCCGCTTTTAATGTTAATAGAGTTGATGAAAATTACCTACAGAGATTAATAGATGATTTACAAGGAGACCATAATAACTTATTTAATTCTCTTAAAAATGGAACAAGTGAAAAAGACAAGGCTAAACTTAAAAATAAGAAGATTGAAAAACAAACTCAACTTATAGCAAAATTAATGAATTCTGCCTTACTTTTAAAACAAGTTTTAGAAGAAACTAAAAAAGTAAAATAGTTTAAAGATAATCCATTATTTAGTATAATGAATAATCTACGAGGTATTAACGCTGGAATGGGATATTGTCATATTACAGAATTAGATATATTATTTTGTTGTTTTAGTATAATGTTTTATTTTAGTTATATAATATATATTATTAGTAAAAAACAAGTTAAAGATAATTAAGTATCTAATATATAAATGAATAAAGTAAAAACTGAATTAGATTTAGCGTATGAAGAGATGGGTAGAGTAAATGAAGTGATATATAAACCTATTATACAAAGCCTATATGGATATGTTATTAAAACAGACTATAAATATGCTGGTATTGATTTTATAGGTAAAAACTTTTCAGGAGAACTAAAAACAAGAGACCTTTACCATAATGAATTTGAGGATACGATGATAGGCAACAACAAGATTAAAAAAGGATTTAAAAACCTGCTGAAATTTGACAACGATAAGTACGATACTAAGTATAGAGTATTTTTTTGGTTTGGATTTAAAGATGGGTTATATGTTTGGGAACTAACTAAGGAAGCGTATGAACTTAATGGAGGTGATAGTAAAATTAAAATAGGAGGAACTTGTAAGAGAGGAACTGACGACTATAAAGACCATTACTATATTGATATAAAACATCTTGTTAAAATAGATGATACTCCTTGCTGGGTTCATCAGTTAGTAGCAGAAAATAGTAAAAGAAGGGTTGAAAAACCAAGTACTGGAATTAATCCTGCTTTACTGGGAATGATGAACAGGGCTAAGCAACAACAAGCCTATTAAATAATATAGGGTTTAAAATTATATATATAAAGTATTATTATATATATAGTATGCTATCTAATTTTGATTTAGAAGATATGGCTGAAAAAGATAAACTTGATTTAATAGGTGTATTTAATAAAGATATGCTACCAAAGGAAAGGGTAATGGGTTCTTATATTGTTAATCTACAAAACTACGCAGATGGTAACGGAACCCACTGGGTAGCCTTTAAAATTTTTGATAATAAGAAATGCTGTTTCTTTGATAGTTTTGGCTTACCTATGGCTCAGGAGATTAATTCTTTTTTAATGCCTTATAAACCTGTTGCTTCTAATAATAGAACCATACAAGACTTTAAGTCTGAAAAATGCGGTTACTTTTGTTTAGCATTTATTAGTTACTTTAAAAACTTTAATACTAAGAAAAATGATGTATTTGAAGCCTATGATGATTTTCTTAACTGCTTTTCTAATAACCCAAAGACAAACGATAAAATAGTAGATGAATTGTTAAAGAAGTATTAAATATATATTAGTCTAAACAGATATAGAAATATCTTTATTATATATATAACTTAAGGGGTATGGAGGATATTATCAATATACATTTGGCTCAACCTTTATCAAAGGTTGAAATTGAAGAAAAAAAATCAACTTATAATCCTTCTGTTAAAAAAGCGATTGATAAATATAGAAGTAAGAATGTAGAAAAATATAATCTATTACAAAGAGAATACTATAATGAAGCGAAGGAAGACCCTGAATGGAAAGAGAAGTTTAATGCTCGTTGTAGAGAGAATAACAAAAAGTACAGAGAAAGACTACGATTAGAAAATCCTCCCAAACCTATTGGTCGTCCAAGAAAGCCGTTACCTAAGATAAGGGTTGCTGAACTTTTGGTATAATATTTAATTTTAAATTTGCCCTTTTTTAATATTAAATAATTAAAAAAAAAATTGAAATAAAAAAAATAAATATTATTATATGAAAACAATTTAAATATAATGATATCTAATATATATAAAATGAAAGGACAAAATCAAAAAATCAAATCTGTAGATATTATAACTATGGCTCCAAAGAAGAAGAAAAGCGATTTAGAGAAAGCATTAGACTATTATAAGGTAGGAGATAAGAGTATAACCAGCGTTGCCCAGCAACTCAAACTGCGAGTAGGAGATATTAAAATAAAGCGTAAAGATGGTTCAACAACAACAAAGAAAGTAACTCCAACCAACGAACCAAATTCATACTACGCTAATAAAGTAAAGGAACAAATTGTCAAGAGATGGAAAGCCGATACGGAAGAATTTATTGGTAACTATAAAGTCTTCTTCAAACGATATGATAAGGACAGCAAAAAATGGCGAGATGTTTATAAAGGATTTTCAATAACTACTACAAAAGGAAATCAAAAGGATTATTCGTATCTTAAGTATCAAGAACTTATCAAGGAAACTTTGGAAAATTATGATGATGCTGACCCTGATAGTTTTGCTATGGCTGAAAACGGAGAACTTATACCTAAACCAAAGACAGGCGAAGGTATCCATATTGTAGCAGGAGTAGTTCATTCAACGGCATCAGGAGGACAGCGTAAGGTAGGTAGAAACGGAGCGAAAAATCTACTCAAAATGCGTTTTACAACTTTAAGGCTAAGTAAGGAGGAGGAACAAGTATGGGATACAGGCAGAGGCAGATGCGTTACCGACTTCTTAATATGGAGATACAAAGATGAAAGTGGCTTCAGTAAAAAAATAGGTAAAAAAGCAGAAGAAAAATTTAAAGGAAAAAAAATTATGTATAAAGGTATGGAATGTAGCGTAGCGGAAATATATCTTAACGAGTTACTTAAAATTGACGGAGAAGTTGGAGAACCTTTGGAAGCAGGAGTTAGTATTTACCAACTGGAAAATTTCTGTAACGAATTCGGTTTATCTATGTATGCTTATGATGTTAATGGAGGACTTATTGAGTATTACAATCCAGTATCAAAGCAATCAAGAGAACCGCTTATATTTGTTTGTTATGGAGAACATTTCTACCCTATTATAGATAAATCGGAGCGTAATATTAAAGTAGCAAAGGCTAAGTACGAAGGACATAACTTTAATACAGCCGATGAAGAAGTTATAGGAGCAGGTAAAAGAACAAGAAAAGAAAAGACCTTGATAGCCCCTACCGAAGAAGAATGGGAACAAAATAAACAACAGATGGAGCAACAAAAACAAGCCGTTAAATCATATGCTGAATTTGTAGAGAAAAATAAAGTTCCTAATGGAGTTACCGAGTTTTGGTTCAAGGATAAACTATTATGGAATGTATATAGTAAGTTAAAGAAGGAAGCGAATGACCTTGTCAGTATGAATTTCCAAAACAATTATGCTATGGAATATTTAATAGAAAATGAAATGGAAATTCCATACCCTTTAACTGAAAAGTCGGTTGTAGTAGAAAACGGAACAATACAGAGATTAGTATATGATGATACAATAGTATTTACAAGTCCAATAGATAAGCGTATGAAAAGATATATGGAATGGAGAGGAGAACAATATCAAGGCGAGACATTTGTATATGCTATGAATGCTATATGGAAAGATATGTATCCTTTTGAATTAACCAAAGCCCCCTTCTTATCAAGTCCTAATGACGAAGTCCTTAAAGCGTTGAGTGCGGAAAATGTAAAGTATAGAATTCATATGGGACGAACCAGCGATAAATATACAGGCGAAGAAATTAAAGGACTTTTACTATCAGGAGAGGCAATAGCCGTAGATATTAAAAAATGCTATGCGGATTGTATTTATAACCAACGAGAAGACTTCATACGATTTACAGGCAGAGAACAAGTACAGACTTGGGATAAAAAATCGTTAGGCTTAGGGTTATACTTTGTTGAGACCGAAGACAATACGCTATTTCATATGTCAAATTGGTATAGTAGAAAAATTATAAAGAAAGCAGAATTAGAAAAAATAAAATTTAAGATTACTCATCAAATTCGTTGTATTGACGAAGTATGGAGCGGTAACTTTAAGATGCCGAATATTCCTGAGGATAAATTAATTAGGGACGAAGGCTCAGTCAGAGAGGAGATTATTCCTCACCCTTCAACCCATCGGTATATGACTATGTCTAATCTATTCAAAGAATACTGCGACCAAGTAGTGGAGGAGACTGCTCAGGACGAGGATATGACATTAACCAAACTTGTTATCAACGCCTTAACAGGATATTTAGGTAAGGTTACATTTACAGGAAAAGAAGTAGGACTTACAAATAACTTGGAGGAAGTATGGACTGGATTTGTTGTTCCTGAAGTTCAAGCAAATAAGTCTGTTGAAGTATTTGTTAATCCTATAAAAAAGGACGATAAGGAGTTATACCTATTTGGATATAATACTAAAAGTACGAACTTAACAAACGGATTACCTATGTATATCCAAATCTTAGATTGGAGTAATATGGCTTTATATGACCTTGCTAAAAATATTGGAGGGGAAGTAGTTTATAGAAAAACGGATATGGTTATTTCAGTAGGAGGAAAATTAGATAAGAAGTTTGAAGCAGAAGATGGAGGATATTATCAAGATACATTTGGAACATATTATCAAGATACCGATATGGATAAACTACAAGGAGCGTCATATAACTTTATTGAATTAACCGAAGAAAGGAAAGTAATAACTCCAAAGTTAAGCGATGACTGGATTGATTATCCTGAATTTACAACCAGTAGCGATTGGGAGGCAATATTAAAACTTGCTATTGAGAAAGGGGGATTATGTATAAGAGGTAGGGCTGGAACAGGTAAGAGTTATATAATACAAAAAGGTATTGAAGCCAAGATACTTCCTGATGACCCTGCGACGAGACTTTGCTTTACCAATAGAGCAGCGAGAAATATAAACGGAATGACAATCCATAGGGCTCTTGCTATTAACAAAGACGGAAAAACAAACAATAAGACTATGGAAGGACAGAAGAAATATAAGGCTTATGTTATTGATGAAATCAGTATGATTAATGCGTTCCTATGGAATAAGTTAATGTTATTGAAGAAACGAACAGGGGCTATATTTATTATACTCGGAGACCATCGGCAGTGCCCTCCAATTGAAGACGGAATTGAGATTGATTACTTTAACCACCCTTATACTAAGTATCTAACTGGAAATAATAGAATTGAATTATCTGTTCCTCAACGATACGATATACCGCTATGGAATTGGTTGGAGAAATACTACGAAGACGGAGAAGAAGGGGAAAGTATAGTAAAAAAAAAAATAGAGTTAAACGATATCTTGTATAGAAAAAATATTTGTTACTACAATAAAACAAGGAAAGACCTAAATGAAATTTGTATGAAAGAGATAAGTAAGGATAAACCATATGTAGTATTAGATTATAAAGGAGAAGAGGAAGTCCAACAACTGACTTATATATACAACGGATTACCACTTATGGCTTTTAAGTGTAACAAAGACTTAGAGATTATTAATACAGAAGAGTTTTGGATTAGCGAAGTATCATCAGCAGAAGAAACTATTACGATGTATAGGGACGAGGACGAAGGAGATACTCTAACAATTGGGTTCAAGGACTTCCATAAGAATTTTATAGTTAATTATGCTTCAACAACCCATAAGAGCCAAGGTGCTACAATTTCAAGAGGGATTAATATTTGGGACTGGGGTATGCTTTGTCAAGACCGAAGGATTGGATATACCGCCGTATCAAGAGCCAAGACCTGCGACCAAGTATGGATAAATGAAATTCAAGATGAGGAACAAGAAGACGAACAAGATGCCGATGACCTATATGATGGCTGGTTTTAA